ACCTGAAAGAACTCGAAAAACGCTTGCGCGGTATCATGCCGGCCAAGTACGCGCACATCGTGAAGCGCATCACGCTCTCGTTCAACCCCATCAGCCGCGCGCACTGGATATTCAAAGAATACTTCGAGGGTAATTTCAACGACGCCGATACCCGCTATGCAGATGAGGGACTGTCGATACTCAAAACGACTTACAAGGACAACCGGTTTCTCGCCCCGGAGGATATTCGCGCTCTCGAAAGTGAAAAGGACGAATTCTATTACAAAGTCTACACCCTCGGAGAGTGGGGCGTTCTCGGTAATCTCGTGTTCAAAAACTGGCGCGTTGACGACCTCTCGTCTATCCGTGATACATTCGATTACAACAAGAACGGCCTGGACTTCGGTTATTCCAATGACCCGACGTGCTTCACCCGCAGCGCCAAATCCGGCGACGGCAAGACAATCTACGTCCCGAAAGGTTTCTACGAGCGCGGGATGACAAACGACATGATAGCCGACAGACTACGGCCGGTTATCGGCGATGAACCGATACTCTGCGATTCGTCAGAGCCGAAGAGTATCCGGGAACTCCAGAACTTCGGCGTCAACGCGTATTCGGCACTGAAAGGCCCCGGTTCTCTCAGCTACGGCATCCAGTGGCTTCAACGGCACGAAATTGTCATAGACCGCTCGCTACAGGGGATAATCAATGACTTTTCCCTCTACCAGTGGCGGAAGAACAAAGACGGCGAAGTGATGAACGAACCGATCGACAAGGACAACCACGGACCGGACTCGATACGCTACGCATGGAGTGACGACCTAACCCGTGACCGGGAATATGAAGCGAACGATAACGCACACACACCCCGAACCGGCGCTCTGTCAAAAGAGGCGCTTGGACTGGCATAATTATCAGGAGAACGACCGTGACAACCGAACAACTCCTACAGCTTGCACCAGACGACATGGTAAAGGCCGTCGTGGACAACAACCCCATCAAAGAAGCGAACCTCAAAATCGAGACGTGGCGCGGTGAATACGACGGGACAAAACACGCCGTGGCGGACATCGCCAAACGCCCGGACAAGCTCATCGGGACAGGCACCACAACAAAACTCATTCCGGTAGCCCGCAACGTCGTGACGCTCCAGAAGAAGATTGTGCGCATGGCCGTCTCGTTTCTGCTTGGCAACCCCCCGACGCTCTCACTTGAAAGCGACCCGGCGACGACAGGGAATGCGTTCTGGGAACTCAAAAACGCATGGAAGAAATCGAAGCTCCGTTATTTCAACAAGCGGCTCATGCGCGACGTCTGCATAGAAACCCACGCCGCCGAACTGTGGTACACGAAAACGAACCCCGACTATAAGCCGGGAAGCGACGTCTCGCAGTTAACCCTCGGCGTTATTCTCCTCTCGGAACGAACAGGCAACAAGATATACCCGTACTTCGACGAGTACGGCGATATGGTGGCGTTCGCCCGTGACTACGAGACGAAGGAAACCGGCGACGACGGGCAGGAAAAGAAAGTCCGCAACGTCCATATCTACACGGCTGTCAAGACCATCTTTCTCCGCAAGGCCGGTGATGGCGCATGGGAGGTACAGAAGACGCCTAACCCCATCGGCAAAATCCCGGTGATTTACTACCGTCAGGAAAAGCCGGAATGGGCGGACGTCCAGAATCTCATCGATCAGCTCGAAAAGACCGTCAGCGATCACTCGGATACCAACGCCTATTTTGCATCCCCCGCCGTGAAGTCCAAGGGCAAACTGCTGAACGCCCCCGACAAGGGAGAAATCGGCAAGTTCTTCCAACTCGCGCCCGAAAAGAGCGTTGACGGCAAAACCGAGTGGGGCGATATCGAGTATATGACATGGGATCAGACCCCGGAAAGCCTGCAACTCGAAATCGACAACCTGAAGGAGTTCATCTATTCGATGACGTCCACGCCGGACATCTCGTTTAACAACGTCAAGGGACTCGGTACGGTGTCCGGTATCGCGCTGAAGCTCATGTTTCTCGACGCGCTCCTGAAATCAGACGAAAAGGCCGAGATATACGGCGAGTGTTTCGACCGACGCAACAATCTGCTGATCGCCATGCTGTCAGCGCTCAATACCAAGCTCGCAAAGGAATTCTCGGAACTCGACGTTTCGGTTGAATTCCACGACCCTCTACCGGGCGACATCTCCGAGCTCATCGAAACACTGACTACCGCGACGGGCGGCGAGCCTATCATGTCGCAGGAAAGCGCGGTTGCGAAAAACCCACTCGTTACCGACGTCACCGACGAAATGGAGAAGATCAGGGACGAGGCATCGGCGCTCAAAGAGCTTACCGGCGACAGCTACGGGATGCCGGAATAATAATACTGCCAAGGGGTGGGTAGAAAAGGTAGTAGAAAAGGGGGTAGAAATGAAAAAAATCATCTTTGTGGTTATTATGGCTATATATGCGTGTTGCCAACACCAGCCCGTCATTGCCGAGAGCGCCAAAGCGCAACAGTTCAGGCGGGATGTACGGGCATCGCTGGCGCATGGGCGCATGGAATTTGAACGCGAAAAAGGAGATTATCCGATGGAAATCGACGACCTGTATCGAGAACTGGAACAAGCAAAAGCCAAGAACAGTCAATATGCACAAGAAAATCATATTCTCAGGGTAAGCATAGAGAACCTGAAAGATATGGTTGAAGAGCAAAAGAAAATCAAACGCCGCTACATGAATAAATTTGAGGTCATGGAAGAACTCGCGGGACGCTTCGCAGAGGCATTAAGGCAACATGTCGATGAATCGAAGTTGAATGACCTTACAAAACATGGGCTTGATGAATGGGATGGTTATATAAACAAACAACCGATGAGGCTTCCTGATGAACAAAAAACACCGTAAGGCCGCCAGGAAGACCGTCGAGCTATATTTCGCCGCGTGGATGAACCACGACTGGACTGACATCCTCGGCCAAACGCAGATAACGTGGCGGGCAACCCGGAAGCCGGAATATGTCACTCAGTATTTCCGCGACTATTGCGAGCCGCACGACATTGCCCGCTTTTGTCTCGGCGCGTCGAGGGTGGTCGAAAACTACATGATAGACGTCGAGGTCATCGCTACCATGGGCGACGGAACGACCCGGCGATTTTACGCCCGCGTCATCTGCGAGGAAGCGCCATACGCCACGAACGAGAACGGAACGTGGGGTGTCAACCCGGCGAGTGTGTTCCGATACCCGCCAGACAATGAGGAGAAAACCAGTGAATGAACCCCCGGTATTTGACTGTACCGTATGCGAATGGCGCGGCGACGCGGAAGACGTTGACATAGACCCGGACGGCGGTATCCATTGCCCGGAATGCGGCGAAGACCTGAAAGCCCTATAGGACATCAATGAGCCTCGAAAACGAGTTTGAAGAACAGCACATCCTTGACATGCTCCGAATCATCGGGGGAACGCCTCGCTTACGCGGCCCCCGTCGTGTCGGGCGCATCGACGAGATATTCCGCAGGGCGGCAAAGAACATCGTCCGGGACATCGCGCGTTTCAAACTCAAGCACCCGCCGTCAACGTATTCGGGCGGCTTCTACGCGAAACATGGCCGCATCGCCGAACAGATAGCGCGGACGCTCAAAGGCTTCGAGGCAGAGCTGTACACGACCATCGAGGACGCGGTTGTATCGCAGTGGAATCTCGGCAATGAGCGGTGGGATGAACTCCTGAAAGCCAAAACCCGCAACCTGAAAGTCCCGTCCGCGCTGTCCCGCTCCATGTACCAAGTGAACATCGGGGCGCTCAATTCGTTCCTTGACCGGACAGAGGGCGGCATGAAGCTCAGCTCACGGGTATGGAAGAACGTCGTGTCGGGCGTCAATGAACAGCTCGAAACGTACATGGGCGCTGGCATCGCAACGGGCAAGAGTGCCGCTGAAATCAGCCGTGACGTCCGCATGATGCTCAATGAGCCTGACAGACTCTACCGGCGCATCAGGGACAAGGAAACCGGCGAGCTTCGTCTGTCCGGCCCGGCACGTGAATACCATCCCGGACGCGGCGTGTACCGTTCGGCGTTCAAGAACGCTCTGCGCATGACGGCAACCGAGACGAACATGGCTTATCGGGCTTCTGACAGTGAGCGACGTTCACAGCTTCCGTTCGTCTACGGCATCGAAGTGCATCTCAGTCTGTCACACCCCCGGTATGACATCTGCGACCCCCTGACAGGCGAGTACCCGCGTTCGTTCGTCTTTCTCGGCTGGCATCCATGGTGTTTATGCTATACCACGGCGATACTGCCTGACAAGGACTCGTTCGTCCGCTACGTTCAGACGGGCGATCTCGACCGCCGAAAGTACATCAAGGCGATACCGCAAAGCGCCCAAGCGTACATGAAAAGCCACAAGTCAGAGATACAGGGCTGGAAGACACAACCGGCGTTCGTCGAGAAGAACCTGACAAAGAACCTGACGCTCCGCAAGAGCGTTGCAAAACCGCCGTCACCGGCGAAACTCAAAGCGCACACTACCTGAACACGGAAGGAGGCCGATAATGCCACAGAAGAAACTCGCAGTGATATGCCCCAAGGGGCTTGACAGCTTCCTCGGCTGGTCGAAGAAGATTACCGGTTACGACGTACGGACGTTCATCGTGGACTCTACGGAAGGCATCGACGCCGCCCTTGAATGGGGCGATGTGATATGGCTGGAATGGTGCAACGAGGCCGCTGTCTACGCCACATCGAAGCTCGGTAACATCAAGGGGCGCAAGAAAGTCATCGTGCGCCTCCACAAATACGAGGCGTTCGCGGACTACCCTAACATTATGCACTGGTCACAGGTGAACGGGCTTGTCTTCGTCGCCGAACACATGCGGAAAAGGACGTTCGCCCGTTTCCCGGAACTGTCACAATTCCCATGGCTGAAAACCGCCGTGGTTCACAATGGCGTCGATCTCGAAGAGATGTTACTAATTCCGAAAGCAGACAGAGACCCCCGTCATATCGCATGGGTAGGGCGCATGTGCCTCCTGAAAAACTTCCCGCTTGCCCTCCAGATCATGGCGGCTTTGCCGCGCGATGAAGGGTATCACCTCCACGTCGCGGGCGGTTATCAGGATGAAATGTTGAAAGAGTACGTCGGCCACATTATAACCGAGATGAGCCTGAAAGACCGGGTGACGTTATACGGCCATCTTTCGGGCGACGCCATGAACGATTTCTGGCCCGGCAAGGGCGTCATACTCAGCACGTCGCTTCACGAGGGGCATCCCGTCGGCATCATGGAAGGCATGGCGCGCGGCCTGACGCCCATCGTGCACTACTTCCCGGACGCAGATGAGTTTTACCGGCCTGACAACCTCTTTCGCACTGTCTACGAGGGGGGGCTGAAAATACAGGGATTTATTCGCAGTAACAACCCCCGTCGTGAGATTATTGAGCGCGGTTTCACCCTCAACGAGCAGGCGCGGAAGATTGAATCGTTCATCGACGAGGTGACGGCATGAACATCAAGCTTAAAAAAGCCGTACACAACGGAACAGCCGTCGAGTACCGGTGCGATGCCAAGGACGTGTTTGTTATACCACACGGCCATGACGGCGTGTCAGTACAGGCGAAAGACGGCTTTGAAACCGAAGCGGTTGTCATGCTCGGCGAAACGACCGTGAACCGGATTGTCAGGGAAAAACTCCGAAGCATGACCGCCGCACAACTCTTGCGGTTCTTGCTCGAAACCCAGAAGGAGGAATGACGGCATGACTACCGAGAACGACGTCCGCCAGTATTATGACGCATTTGTCATGCGCCTGAAACAAGACCACGCTCACGAGAATCCGCGTCACCGTAAAATCAAAGAGGGGCTGGACAGGCTACAGCTCGACGGCAAGACCGTACTCGACATCGGTTGCGGGACAGGAATAACGTCCCGGTATATCGCCGAACGCGGGGCAAAGCGCGTCGTGGCCGTCGATTTATCGCCGGTGCTTATCGACTTCGCGCGGGAACACTCGTGGAACGCAGTCATCGAATACCGTGCCGAGAACGCCCTGACAATGAGCCTCGATGAGCAATTCGACATCATCGTGTTTGCCGACTGTTTCGAGCATTTCCCCCGGCACGAGATCGAGCGGGTGCGTCGGCTCATTAAACGACACGAGAAACCGGGGACGCTCATATTCCTGAACATCCCTGACGGGCGCTATCAGGATCGCGTCAGAAAAACACGCCCTCAACTCATGCAGATTATCGATGAATCGTACAGCCTCGAATGGCTCGTGCGGTTCTTCGATCTTGCCGGATATACTCCGTTCCGCATCGACATGTACGGCTTGGACGTCCCGGCGCCGCAGTACACGAGCGTCATATTCGTACAGGAAACAGCCCTGAATGAATTCTATGGAGGGTGAAATGCTGACAGCCGAAGCGAACGGGCGTACCATCACAATCAGC